GATGCAAGGAAATCTTTATGTAAAGTTCCGCCGTGCTGGGAGTGAGTATGTCTACACAGGTATCCCTGTGTACGCTGCTAGAAGAATTTATGATGCTTTTTCAAAGAGCAAAACAGTACCTAGTATTGAACAATGGGGATACTACAAACATACTGGCGGTGAAGGAGAGTACTTCCAAAAGCCAGAGGGTACTCCTATGGGTAAAAAGTTTATGTCTGGAATACTTACCGCACAAGAGCAATACAAAGAAGAAAAAGATACCCCAACTAGGAACACTCAAGTTTCTGAAATAAACCCACCACAAAGAAACACTGCCTTTGAGCAACTACGTCTTGAGTGGGGTCAGGATAACGACTAGTATTTAACGCCATGAACAAAATGCGTGGCTTTTGGGTTTTTTATTACATACTTCGTGACATTGGTACGCCTAATATCCCACACGTTGCGATGGGGTCATGCCAAGAACTTGGTGGGTACTGGCGTAAAGGAAAAGGACCTCAATTTAGGTTTGGTAAATATCTATTTCAATTTGGGTTATGTAAAAAGAATGAAATTAAAAATGAAAAAGAAGGACTACTATTTGCCCTTGGTGGTCGTGAAATGAACACAACAATAGAGGAGATTAAAAAGTGGCACTAGGAATATTTAAGAAGGAAGAAAATAAACAATCTCTTCCCCCATCTAAAGCCCAACAAAGGGCTGCAAAACTAGACAACAGTGGGTTGTACACAACAATGGATAACACCATTATGTATCTGGGGCAAGCCTTTGATGCCTGGAGATACAAATCAGCACCAGCAAGTGAAGTCAGAGATTGCGTAGAGACATTACAGATTCTTTGGGAAGAAATAGAAAAGAGAAAACAATGAGAGCACCAGAAGAGATTAAAATGGACAAGACTATTGGGTTAATTAAAGATATAGCCCTACGGGTTCAGTCGTACCCACACAATGGTTTGTTAAAAAGAATTGATTACAGACTGGTGGCAGACACCGAGGACTTGTATGACTTCTTGATCCAAGTGGAAAAACTGGTGGAAGAGGTGGAAGCAAACCGCCGTATGTACGCCCCAAACAACCCTGACCAACTATCGCTTTTCTAAAGTGAGGTAGGCTTATAGGGTATGTCGGATACCCTATACGATCAAGAACAAGAGTTACTACCCGAAGATTTAGTTGAGGAACTTGACGAAACCTCGGCTGAATTTGTCGACCAGTTGGTTACTAAACTTGTTTTATTTACCGAACAGTTCTGTAATGTTGAGTTGTTCCCGTACCAAATCCCTATTGCATACCGAATTATTGAATCTATTGTTTTGGGTGACGGTGAAGAACTAACACTAATTGCAACTCGTCAATCTGGTAAGTCTGAAGTTCTTTCCAATGTTCTTGCAGCACAGATGGTTATCCTTCCTAAGTTGGCTAAGGTTTACCCAACGTGGCTATCTAAGTTTGAAAAAGGATTTTGGGTTGGTGTGTTTGCCCCAACTGAAGATCAAGCAGACACAGTATTTGGTCGCATCGTAAGTCGTTTAACAAGCGAACACGCCATGGATTTCCTACTTGACCCAGAAATTGATGACAAAGCAACCTCTGGTGGTACTCGTGGTAAGGGAAAAATCATCACCATGAAGCGCTCTGGTTCTTTATGCCGCATGCAAACTTGTAACCCAAAAGCAAAGATTGAATCAAAAACGTACCACTTCGTGCTTATTGACGAGGCTCAGGAAGCCGATGAGTTTATGATTACGAAGTCAATCAAGCCGATGTTGGCGTTTAACAACGGAAGCATCATGCTTACTGGGACGGCTTCTCGTACAAAGTCTTACTTCTACAAGATGATCCAATACAACAAGCGCCGTGCTACCCAGGCAAGAAAGACATTACGAGAATGTCACTTTGAGTACGACCACAAAGTTGCTTCTAAGTACAACTCCAATTACGGAAAGTTTATTGCTAAAGAAAAACTCCGCATTGGAGAAGATTCTGACGAATTCCAAATGTCTTACTGCAACCGATGGATGTTGGAAAAGGGAATGTTTGTTACTGAGGAGCGCCTAGAAAGACTGTATGACCCGTCTATGCCGTTGGTTAAACAATGGTGGCGTACACCTGTGGTAGTCGGTATTGACGTTGCTCGATCTAATGACTCTACAGTAGTGACTGTTTGCTGGGTGGACTGGGATCATCCAGATCCTTTTGGTTTCTTTGAACACCGCATCCTAAACTGGTTGGAAATTAACAACGAAGAATGGGAATCTCAGTACTTCCACATAATTGACTTCTTGCGAAACTATGATGTTCTACGCATTGGGGTTGACGCACAGGGTGTTGGTGGTGCTGTTGCGGAACGACTAAAAATCCTACTTCCAGAAATTGAAGTTATCCCAATTAGTTCTGACTCAAAAGCACAAAATGAGCGATGGGTACACCTAACAGAACTGATCCAACGTGAACAATTAGTGATCCCAGGACATTCTAAGGCTCGCCGTACCCGTTCATGGAAGCGGTTTAATCAACAGATGAATGACCTTGAAAAGGTTTATCGTGGTCCGTATATGTTGGCTGAAGCACCTAACGAAAAGGGTGCGTTTGACGACTATGCAGACTCTTTGGCGATTGCTTGTGCAATGACCGTTCAGGATGTAATGCCAACCATAACCGTTGGAGAAAACCCATTTTTCAATTAATGGTATTCTATGGACACCCCTATTTATTGAGGAGTCAACAATGACAGTAGCACCATCGCCTATGTTCCCTGAACGGGATGTAACCGTTTTCGAGCGCAACATGGCCCCAAGCATCCCAGGCAACAAAGGACCTCTTCGCTTTGAAGAAGGTGTCGCAACCGACACTGACGTTCCAAACGACTTTGGTCGTGGAGCCTATGAGGACACCGCACCATCGCCTATGCGAATGAACCAGAACAACCCAGAGATGTTCTACAAGCATGCAGCAGACACCATGCGTGAACGTGCTCATGTTGGTTCAGCATCGTGGATTGAAGCCCCATCGGTACTTTCAGAATTCGTTGAAGGTGCAATGGCTGGCGATGACATGCCACAGTTTGAATATTCGTACAACTCGGGTGGTCATATGAACCGTCCGAACCCAACGGTTGTATTTGACTGATTATGGAATCTGGCGGTGGCGCAGAAGGCGTTGACGCTGGCGCAGAAAGCAGTGGAGTAAGTAATCCTTCTTCGCCGTATGCCCTGACAACAACTGACGATCTAAGAGAAGGTATCGCCCAATCTTGGGGACTTGGCCCAATGGGTCAATACTCCCCAAGTTTGATGAGTCGTGCTGGTGCTTTCTATAGTTCGTATCAAGTTGCCCCACCACCAAAAGAACGTGGTCATCGTAACCCTTTTGTTCTTTCTTCTTTCTTAAGAAGTTCAAACGGAGTGAATGTTTATCAACCAACTGGTTTTTCCGTTGAGCGTGATTTACAAGCAGCAACTGCATTGCAAGAAGAGCAGTTCAGCCGACCAATTCCAGGTGAAGATCCAATTGATGCGGCATTTGGTAAAGGAAAGCCAATGCTTGATAAAAAGATTAAAGACGCACCTCGCCCTGAAGAAGAAGGTCGTTTGGTTAAAGAAACCGATCTTCGCCGCAGGGCTATTCACGTAAACAAGGGTCGTAAAGACGAAAACGACTTCGGACAATAGGAGACAGATATGGCTAGAAAAGCATTTGACATTCTTAAAGAAGCATCACCTGAAGCAGTTGAGTATTACAGCGACCCAAAGGGTGGTCTTCCTGAAGCGCAAGAAGCGTTTAGAAAGATTTCAACTGGAACAGAAAACCGCCGTACACCTGGAACATTTGGTGGACAAAACCCATTCCTTTTGACAATGGACAGTGCAAAGTTGGAACACAACAGCACATCTGGTCTGCGTAAAGTACAACGATCTTTGCAAGCAATTCAATATCTTGACCCATCTGACTCGTCTGGTTTGTGCAACACTTGTGGTTCAGAAACAAAAGGCTGTAGCGCAGTATGTCTTCGTGAGTCTGGTCGAATGGGAAAAATTCCTGGCGTAGGCCATGCTCCACACGTACGAACCAATTTCTTGGTTCAAGAGCCAGAGATGTACTTGGGTCTTTTGAATCACTCTATTGCTCGACATGAAGCATTAGCACGGAGGATGGATAAGCAATCAATTGTCCGTTTGAATGGAACTTCAGACATTGACTTTGACAGACTTCCAGCAGGCGCTGTTCTCATCGGTGGTCATCCACGCACAACATTTAGTGAATACACAAAGCATGGAACTCGTGATGTTCTTCCACAAGAAACACCAAGCCCATTTAAGAACTACTACCGTATTCATAGTTTGAGTGAAAATACAACGGCTGGTCGTATTCGACAAATCACTGAGGCTGGTGGAAACATGGCAGCGCCGTTTTATACGCCGAGCAAAGGTTTTGAATTTCCTGACGAAATGCGTATCACCGATAAGCGTGGTGACAGCGTTGATCTTCCAGTAGTTAAAGAAACAGTTGGTCGTGGTAGATCAGCAAGACGAGTTTCTGTAGGTGACCTACACGACCAGCGAGTGCATGACCCACAAATTGGTGGAATTGTTGCTCTTCGCTACAAAGTTCCCACTAACCCAGAAGTTGGATCAATGCCTGATAGTCATGGATTTGTTCGTGACATTGAAGTTCCTGACCGTAACAAACAGGTTTACTTTGGTATGGGGTCACCTAGAATTAATCAAATCAACCGCAACTTGGCAAACTTTAGTGGCACTCCAGTATCAATACGTCCTACAACAAAAAATACAAGCGTCCCGTTGATTCCTGAGTGACCTATGACGGATGCATGGGCGATCATCATTGCGGCTGCTTTTCTTCTGAAGTCCTTCAAAGAATTCAGAACGGAAAATCGTCAAGACCACGCAAACGTAATGGCAGAACTTCGTAAAGTTCGTAGCGGTATTGACGTAGTTGCTGGTCGTTTAAACCAACACATTGACTGGCATATGGATAAGGAAAAGAAATGAAAAAGTTATTCTTTATTTCAGCAATACTTTTAGCAAGTTGTGGCTATGACGGTAAGTACCGTTATGAATGCCAAGACCCAGCAAACTGGGAAAAGCCTGAGTGCCAACGCCCTGCATGCCAAGTAGATGGGGCATGCCCAGACACATTACTAGGTTTTGACCCAACTTTGGAAGGTTTAGTAAACCCAGTATTAGAAGAACTAATCCCAACACAGGAGACAACAGCACCATGAAACCACGGTTAACCTCAGCAGAACTAGATGCCCGTTTGAAGTTTGTAATCGGATGCATGCTTGGTTTTGTCCTACTCATCACCACAGTCGGAGTGCTTTGGGCGCTTGTGTTTGTTACACAGCCTATCGGCGCTCAAGCAGAGAATGATAAAATGTTCTTTGGCGTTCTTTCTTCAGTAGCAACATTCATTACTGGAACATTGGCTGGTCTAATGATTTCAACTGGGCGTAATGGTGAAGATAAAAACGGTAACGGAATACCTGATGATGAGGAGACTGTATGAGTAAGGTTGCCTGGGATTATATTGTTCCCGTAGTATTGCCAAAAGACCTTAAGGGTGTCACACCTGGAAAGTTGCCAGCAAACCTCCTCGTTCCAGCAGTCGGTGGTGGAAAACTGCACCACATTGCAGCAAAAGCATGGGCTGCGATGGTCGCTGCTGCAAAGGCTGACGGTATTGAACTCAAGCCGACTTCCGCAGGTGACACATATAGAGAATACGAGTTGCAAAAAAAAGGATTCCTCCAACGCTACAGCCTTGAGGATACGGGAACTGG